GTCCTGTGAAGGAAGTTCCAGGGGTAACAGGGGCTTACGACATTGTTGCCAGCACCACGGCCGAGGACAGGGACAGGGAAGTCATCGCGGCCTCCGCCTGGGGTAACCGGATTCAGTCCTTCCTGAAGCACCCGATACTGGTTTCCTCTCACGACTACGGCGACCTCCGGAAGCAGATTGGCGAGGTGACCAACCTGGCCTTCACTTCGGACGGTATGGCGGCGCGGGTGCAGTACTACGTCGGGAAGGGGAATGAGGAAGCGGATTGGGCGGCCTTCCTGGCGTCCAAGGGGCGGGCGGCTTACTCGGTTGGGTTCATCCCGTTTGAGTGGGAGGACGGGGACGTGACGGCCGAAGGTGTGGCCACTGGCCCGCGAAGGCGCTTCACTGACTGTGAACTGTTGGAAATCTCCCATGTCATCCTCGGCTCGAACCGCGAGGCCCTGGTCACTGGCCTGGCGAAGGGCTTTGGCTCCCCGGAACTGAACGAGTACGCCAAAGGTGTTCTCGCTGAGATTCCTGTCGAGCAGAAGGAAGGGCGCGTCCTTTCGGCCAAAGACCATTCCATGTTCGCGGCCATTGTCAACGACCTGAAAGGGGCGGTCAAGTCCATCGAAGACTACCTGAAGGCGAACGGCCCCAAGGAAGAGGATGAGGACAAGGCGGCCATTCCTTACAAGAAGACCCCCCTGGCGGACATGGGCGATGAGTGGGACGCGGGCGCTGAAGTAGCCAAGGCGGAACCGGAAGAACTGAAGCGCATGTGCGCCTGGTACAACGCGGATGAGCCGGACGTGAAGGCTTCCTACAAACTGCCCCATCACAAGGCGGGCGGCGAGAACCCTTGTGTCTGGCGGGCGGTTGTGGGGGCCATGGGGGCGCTGTTCGGGGCGCGGGGCGGCGTCAACATTCCGGACGATGAGCGGCGCGGGGTGTACAATCACCTGGTCAAGCATTACGAGGACTTTGGGCGCGAGGCCCCCGATTTCAAGGCGGCCTCGGCTGTTGGTTTGTTTGTTGACCTGGCGGCGGCCCCCGACACCAAGGAAGAGGCCTACATTCGCCTGGAACGGGCTTTGGCTGGCGGGTTGCAGGATGAGGGCGAGATAGAAGCGGCCCTGGCGCTCCGCGACAAGCTGAACCAGGCCCTTGGTGAAACGGCTCCGCAAGTAGCGCTGGCTACGGCCAGGCGGGCGGTCGCTGACCTGTCAAAGCTGGACGACGCGGCCAGGGCGGAGGCCCTGGAACTTTCCAAGGCCCTGGCGGGGCTGGAGCCTGACGTGGTTGTGGACGTCGAAGCAATTCGGCGTTTGGTGTCAGCAGAAATTCAGTCGGTGTTCCAATAAGAAGGAGGGCAACATGACCGAGGAAGAACTGAAGAAGGCAATCAAGGACGCGGTGGACGAAGCGGCCAAGACATTTGCCGCTACCAGGTCGGCGGCTATTGCCGCGGCCAGTGGGGGCGGCGCTTCCCCTCAGACCCAGGAGCAGAAGTGGAAGAGCCTGGGTGAGCAGATGCTGGCGGTTTACAACGCTGGCGTACCAGGTGGTTCGGTGGACGGGCGGCTGACCAAGGCCCCTTCCGGCATGAGCGAGGTTGTCCCGTCGGACGGTGGTTTCCTGGTTCAGAGCGACTTTGCGAATGAACTGCTCGCCCGAACCTACGAAACGGGCATCATCGCCCCTCGCGTCAACCGCATCCCGATTGGCCCTGGAAAGAACGGGCTGAAAATCAACGCGGTTGACGAAACCTCCCGGGCCAACGGCTCCAGGTGGGGCGGCGTTCAGGCGTATTGGGCGGCCGAGGCGGAGCAGAAGACCGCAAGCAAACCCAAGTTCCGCCAGATGCAGCTTTCCCTCCAGAAGCTGGTCGGCCTGTGCTACTCCACGGACGAACTACTGCAGGACGCGGTAGCCCTGGGCGCGGTTCTCTCCAAGGCGTTCTCGGAGGAGTTTGGCTTCATGATTGACGACGCGGTTATCCGTGGTTCTGGCGCGGGGCAGCCCCTGGGTATCCTGAACTCCCCCTGTTTGGTCAGCGTAGCCAAGGAAGCGGGCCAGGCGGCCGACACAGTTGTGGCTCAGAACATTGTGAAAATGTGGAGCCGAATGTGGTCGCGGTCGCGGGCGAACGCGGTTTGGCTCATCAACCAGGACGTCGAGCCGCAGTTGTTCACCATGAGCATCGCGGTCGGTACTGGCGGTGTTCCCATCTACATGCCAGCAGGCGGCCTGAGCGGTCAGCAGTACTCGACCCTGTTCGGGCGGCCTGTTATCGCCTGTGAGCAGTGCAACACGGTGGGCGACCAGGGCGACATCATCCTGGCCGACTTTTCGCAGTACCTGATGATTGACAAGGGGCCGATGGAGAGCGCTTCCAGCATCCACGTGCGCTTCGTCTACGACGAAACGGCTTTCCGGTTCGTCTATCGCGTAGACGGGCAACCCGCCTGGAACGCGGCCCTGACCCCCGCATATAGCGCCAACACGCTCTCCCCGTTCGTCGTTCTGGACGCCAGGGCGTAGAGAGGAGGAGAAGATGATTTTCACTCAGGAGAACCATATCGTTCCGTGCCTTGACCCCATCGCGGACGCGTTCGCTGGCACCATCGCAAGCGATATCGTGGACGTGAAGGGCTACGACCACTTGACCTTCCTGGTCTATGGCGGCGTGAACACTGGCGGGACTGGCAAGAGCACCTGGACTGTGTTGGCTTGTGACGACACCACTCCAAGCAACACTCACGCCATCCCCTTCCGTTATCGCGAGATGACGACCCCGGACAGTTTCGGCGCCCTGACCGACGCCACGACCTCCGGCTTCACCAACACGGCGGATTCAGGGTTCCTGCTGGCCATTGAAGTGGACGTGAAGGAAATCGCCCACACTGGCTATCACTACGCAAAGCTGGTCGGCGTGGAAGCGACCGACGACCCTGTGGTGGGGTGCATCCTCGCCATCCTGTCCAAGAGCCGTTACGCCCAGGCGTCGCACGACAGCGCGATTGACTAGAGACTGAGCCTGGTTTCAGGGGGCGCCTCCGGGCGCCCCCTCTACCCACTGACAAGGAGGTACAAACATGGGCGACACGGCTGTAAAGTCATACTGGAGTTCGGGAAACCTTATCTTCACTGAGGACGTAGTCGGAAACGGCGCGTCCATTCAGTTCGGTGTCAACGACGACGGCCTCGACGTCAAGTTCTTCGGGGCCACGTCGGGCTACTACATGCTTTGGGACGAGAGCGCGAACAACCTGGTCTTCGTGGGCGGTGGAATCGCCTTCACGACCACTGGCAATATCTCGATGGGTGCCGTGTCAAGTTCGGCCGACGGTTCCGGTGTGGCGCTGTCGGCAAGCAAGACCTCGGCCCTTTCCATCTGTGCGGACACTGGAAGCGCGGCCCTGGCGGCCAGTTCGACCAGGGCGGCCAGGTTCCGCTACCTGATTGGAACCACTCCGGGAACGGGCGACATTTCCGCCTACGGCGCGGAGTCGCTGCTGAAGTTCATCGCGAGTACAAACACTGGCGGCAATATCGGCGGTGTGTTGGGCCACTTGGAGAGCCAGGGAACCGTCACCCTCACTGGAAGCATCAACACTGTCCGGGCGGGTGTGGCGTCCTTCCTCGACCTGGCGGCCAATGCTACGGTCGCGGCAAGCACGGTGGTTTCGGCCTTTGGCGTGAATCCGGCTAACTTCGGCACGACCATGAACGGCCGGAGCGCCATTATTCACGTCACGAATCCTATGGCGGGGACTTGGGGTTCCTTCCTGGACATGTCCTCGGCCACTGGCCTGACGCAGGATAGCGCGGCGGGCGCCACTGGCGACAAGTTCCTGAAGGTGTACCTCAACGGTGTTCTGTACACCATCGCCATGGCGAGGGCGTAGGCCCAGGGCTTTGCGGATTGTGCCCCAAACAATCCGCCCCACTACCAGGAGGCGAAATGAAGCTGACGGTGTTCGAGCGGATAATCCTTCTGAACATTCTCCCTTCCTCTCGCGACGCTCTCACGATGCGGCTCGTCATGGAAATGAAGCAGAAGATAGGTTTCTCCGAGGCGGAGTTGGCGGCGCTGAACCCCAAGAACGGCCAGGACTGGAGCCAGGGGTGTCCGCGGTGTGGTAGCAAGGAAGTGGGCTACCCTGGCGCCGAAATGAGGCTTTCGCCGGAGCGAACGTGTGGCGCTTGTGGCTACCAGGGCATGAGCGGGCCTGGTCAAGTGTTCTGGAACACGAAGGCCCCTCAGGAGGCCGAGGTGGAGCTTGGCCCAAGGGCTATCTCCATCATCGCGGAGCGGCTGGAGGAGCTGAGCAAGAACAACCTGGTACGCCCGGAGCATATGTCACTTTGTGACAAATTGGGGGTAGGGGGCCATGGCTGACAAGAAGGGCTACATTCCTGACAGGGACAAGATGATTCGGAAGGCGCGGCGGGCCAAGGACGCTGACGAAGAAGAGAAAGAACCACTCCCGCAGGAAGAGCTTGACGAG